TTATCTATTATTAGACCCGCGGCTTCTCAAGCTAAACAAACAGAAGCTATTGAAGACGCAAAAAAATATCTCATATTTGACGACGATGCTATATATATGATTAAATTTGCTACTGGATGTAGTGAAGGTGATGCTGACAGATTAAGGAGAATGTTATCTAAAAATGACAACGTTAAAATTTATGAAGCTCAAAAAGAGATACGAAAAAGATTTTATGAATACGAAAATCGTCCTAATTTAGATATTAAAGAAGTATTTAAAAATTTAGCGGGATTACGTAAATATAGTTTTTGTAAGTCACATGCTTATAGTTACGCACAACTTGTATGGTATCTTGCTTACATGAAAGCTCACTATCCAGAAGAATTTTGGAAAGCAACTTTAAATCATAATCAAAGTCATTATAGAGGTTGGGTTCACAAATATGAAGCTGAAAGAGCAGGAGTATATTGGTTAGATCACTCACTTTCAAGAAATGACAAATCTATTTATACAAAGGCACGGAATAAAAGTAATACCCAAATACTTATAAATAACGATGTATCTCCTATTAAACAACTAAAAAAGACCGGGTATTGGAATACAACAAGTCTTCTAGGAGATGTAAATTTCTTCCCTGATTGCTATGGATTTAAAGCAAAAGATAAATTTAGATTTAGAGGAATCATAGCTAATTTAAGAGTATATCGTAATTTACAGTGTAATGCTTTTATAGGTGTGGGACAAGGTATATATATCGAGGTTCATTTTCCTAAAAAGTGTTTAGGTTATATAATCCAAGATATAATAGGAATTGAGGGATATGGTGTGATAAAAACAGCAGAACCATTAATAATTGAATGTAAATTTGACAATCAGCTCAATGCTTTTTAGATAAATTAACAAAAAATTTGATTTTTTATTTTGAGTATTTAAATGTTTACACTCTATCATGCTTATCTCTATTGAAGGAAACATTGGAACCGGTAAGACTACACTTATTAACATCCTCAAGCAGAAATTTGGCAAAAGGAATAATGTAATTTTTGTAGATGAACCTCTTCAACAATGGCTTGATCTAAAAGATTCAGATGGTGAAAATATTTTGGGTAAATTTTATGCCGATCAAAAACGCTGGTCATATTCATTTCAAATGCATGCTTTCATTACTCGTTCTAAGGCAATTCTCGAACAAAATACAGAGGACAATGTAATTATTATTGAGAGGTCAGTTATTACAGACCGTAATGTATTTGCCTCTCTTCTAAATGAATCGGGGAAGATTTCTGTGATGGAATGGCAACTTTACATTGAGTGGTTTGATTGGCTTACGCAACATTTTAGTAAAGTAACTCCCGATAAGTTTATCTATTTGAAGGCTAACCCAGAAATTTCATACCAGCGTATGGTTAATAGGACGCGCGATGAAGAAACAAATGTTCCTATTGATTATCTCAAACAAGTAGCAGAAAAACACGATAACTGGCTACTTGATGAAGATAGTAATGAAAATGTTATTACAATTGACGTGAATCATGATTTCTCAGATTCAAACCGCTTTAAAACTACGGTAATTGACCGAGTAAGTCAACTTATCAAAGATAATGTAAGTAGTATGTCATCATCTTCTTCAGAGAAGTCTTTTGATGAGATGCTTTCGTCCATGCATTGTTAAAAAATTGATTAAAAATTTAAATAAATTTAATTATTATATTTTTTATGACAACGCAAATTCTACCCCATACCCCTGAAAATACCCGGATTGAGATTATTCTGGGATGTATGTATTCGGGAAAGTCTACTGAACTGCTGAGGCGAACAAAACGCTATCAAGCAATTGGTAAAAATGTCCTTCTTATTAATCACACCAATGATACCAGAACAGGAAATAGTGTTAAAACGCACAGGGATGAAACTGAGAACGCTCTTAAAATTACCAATTTGATGGATATATTTACTACTGTAAATCAAAATACAGCAATTTTGAGAGCAAATGTTATCGGAATTGACGAGGCTCAATTCTTTGGAGACCTTCGCGAGTTTGTTCTGGCAATGGAACAATACGGAAAAACAATAATTATTTCAGGTCTCGATGGAGATTCTGATAGAAATCCTTTTGGACAAATTCTTCAATGTATTCCTCTTTGCGACGAGGTAGTAAAGCTTAATGCTATGGATATGGTTGATAAAGATGGAACTCCTGCTATTTTTACAAAACGAATTGTAAAAAGAGAAGGTCAAGTATTAGTAGGTGCTACAGAATCTTACATGGCTGTATCCAGGAAGAACTATTAATGTATTTATAATTATATAAAATCTTGTTTTATTTTTTCCCAGTTATCGGAATAATGATTTTTCATATAATCTTGATAATTTTCTGTTCCCATTGATAGGTTACATGATGAACATATAGGAATAAGATTCTTAGATTCGGGTAGTCCTCCATTTTTTTCTGATATAATATGACCAGCATGAAAATTCAAAATATCAAGTTGAATTATTCCACAGCATTTGCACTTTCCATTCCGAGCTCCCTCACCCATCCAATTATTCCAACATTCTGTTTTAACTTGCTTAGGAATACGTTTCTTTCTATTTTTAGTAGCAGTTTTCAAATTCTTACCTGTTTTATGATTATAAATATCTTTTACCCATTTATAACAGTAATCGTCTTCTTTAAATTTATATAAACCCAGATAAAAAATATTTTCTTTACACTTTTGCCACATTGAATCTGATATGTTTTTATGATCTGGAAAACTATCTTTATTCCTTTCAGATAATGTTTTATTATGTTCCTCAACAAGTTCTAAAAGACCCTTTGAATCTTTGACATTTAATTTATCTTTTAATAGAGAAAGGGCTTCTTGTAATCTATTAAAATTAATATGTGGTCTATTAGGCCTGGGTTTATTACTAATCATACCTGGATATTTTTGTTCCAAATTTCTAAATACCTTTTCAATGAGGTTGATATCTGTGTTAGGTGGTAAATCAGGTAAAGGCGTATTTTTATTGATTAAGCGGTAATTTTCCTGCAAGTCTTCATATTTAGGGACTTTAACTAATTCAATTTTTATTTTAGGATTATGACCATGTTTATTATGTAATATTGTTACAGCCTCGTATCTATGTTGTCCATCAATAAGGTAGTTTGTATCTGTTTCAGTGCAATAATGAATATTTATTACTCCAAGTAAATTAAATCTACCGTTCTTTTTATGAAAATCTAACTGGTATTTAATAATATCATTAATTTTCGAATCATCTCGAATTCTTTGAATACCAGGAATTTCAATAGTCTCTGATATTAGACAACTTATTTTTTTACTTATAATCTTGCTTGAATAATCTGCAAAAGATTCTTTTTTAATGTCTAAATTAAACATATACTTGGTAATAATACTGGTGATAACTTTAAGTAAAAAGAATAATATTACCTATATCTAAAACCTTAGTATATAATAAAATATTAATGACTAATAAAAAATTAAGACAAAAAGTTAGAAAAGATAAAAAACTAGGTATTAGTATTGATGATCGAAAAGAAGATGACTATAATATATCTGAATTAACAATTGATAAACCATTAAAGCAACTTGGTGATTTATCAAGAACAACTGAAAAAAAAACTAAAGATAAAGTTAGAAAAAATAATAGAGAAGATAAATTTATTTCATTGGGTTTATAATTATTTTTCTGATATAAAAACCTTTATTTATAGTAAATGGATTACCAATTACTAAAAATAAATAATGTAACAAAATTATGCGATGACCGCATAATTCAAGATAAAAAGGGTAATATTTTGGATATTCAATGGTTTGATTTTCAATTACATATTCTATGTGATTTAATTGATGTACCGATTTTTAATAATAATTTTTGCCCTGAAGCTTATCATGAAGCTACTCCTAAACCAGTTGAGAGTAATTATTTAAATACATTTACAAGAAATCAAATATTTAGAGAACTAAAGGAAATATTTGGTTCATCTATGAAAGATAAAATTGAAATTGTTACTATTCCATTGAATAAAACTAACCAACATCTTGAAAAATTAGAAAATACAGGATTTAGTAATTCTAAAATATATAAACTATTTAAACCAACACTTAATAAAGATAATAAATGTAATATTATTCCAATATCATATACTGATGGAACTATAGTTTCAGAAATTTATTATACAGATGATAAATCAATATTAGATAAGATTGAAAAACACAGTATAACAGACGATAAATTATATAATGTCGACCTTGTTGATGAATCCGAAAGTGACGAAGAAGATATAATCAAAAAAGAAGCTTCAGAAGATGATGTAGTAACTTTAGGAGCAGTAGATACATGCAATAAATTTGGTAAATTAATTTGGACAAGAAATAGTTGTTACGCGGACAGCCCAATATTTTTATTTTTTCTTAGAATGTTACAGAATCCAACCGGAACTTTATCAAAAAATATTTTAGAATCATATGTAACTGTTGACAGTGTTAATGATAAAAGATGTTTTATAGAAAATGCTGATGGAACAAGTTACACTGTTGAAAATAATGCTAAATCTGTAGAAATATTAAATCGTATAAGAATAAAATTTAGAGAGTTATTTGAAAAGTTTAAAACAGGCACTGATACTAATATAGAAGAATTAAGAGCGATATTTAAAGAATGTAATGGTGTAACTACAAAAAAATGGAGTGAAGGAGAATTTCAAGATTCAGATGAATTTTTGTTGGATTTATTTAGAATGCTACAAATAAAGTATCCTCCTGAAAATTCAAATTTATCCAGAACCAATAGATTCACCGAATATTTTTATTCGAAAGATAATTCTAATTTAGATTTAATTAATAAAACACTACGTAAATATGGTGATTCTAATTTTAATGCTTTTTTTGATAGTGATGGAACACCTATGTATAATGATAAACATGAAACTATAAATAACAGTCAAGTAGATATACAGTATTTAGATATTCAGTATAGTAGTATAATTAATAAATTTATATTTCATACAGACTTACAAAAGTATATTCAGTCGCCTTCAGATTTAGCAGCTTTACCTGTCAATCGCAAATACTTTAGTGATATTTTACAACGGGAGTTCACAAAAAAAGATAGGACCAAAATAAACAACGCTATTAAGGTAAAATCAATAAATATCATGGATATTCTTGATGTGAAAAATGATGTTAATTCAAGTGAACCTACTGATGGTGGAATCGAAACGTATCATATGAAGGATCCTAATTATCAATTTAATGATGATAATACTAAATTTTTTAAAAAGGATGACCCTGATAAATTATTAGAACTTGATGAATTAGGAGACAGAGGATTCAGACAAGTTCTTAAAATAGAACATCCTGAACTTGATAATCAATCAGAGGATATATTTATATTTTTAAGAAAACTTACAGGAAATGACCAATTAGTTCCATTAAAAATTGATAATATCGAAGAAATTAATGTTGACGGAACAATTTACAAACTAAACGGTCTTGTTTATTGGAAAAATAATCACTATATGACAATGTTTAAATGTAATAATGCTTGGTATAAATTTGACGACGGACCAGGCATAGGCCCTAAAATTCAACCTATTGGTAGTTATCAGCATCTTATGAACTACGAAAAAAATATTATTAAAAAAAATACTACAATTTATCACTATGTAAGACAATAACTTATATAAAATTTTTATATAAATTAATTAAGGCCTCTATAATCTACATCAGATTCGTCTTTATCATCACTTGTTCTTAATTCAACTTCTGAGTCTGTAGAGGATATTCTTTTATAAGATATTTCTTTTTTATTATTATAAACCATAGTTGATACCGCAAGTAATACGAATGAAAAAAGATTATTAATATTAATAGGAGAATAATTTGATCCAGCAATACTTTTAAATGAACCCAACCAAGCTTGGATAGGTAATTTTACAGTATTAATAATCATGTAATATGTAGCACTCCCTTCTTTAATCATCATAAACATGAGAACATTTATAAAAGTTGAAATTACATTATAAATTATTAAGTAGAATAAATTACTTTCGCAATGGTCACCAGGTCTCGAATTAATTCCTGCAAATTGACATTTAAAAGCATCCCTAAAATAACTTCCTACATCAGATACCTTTATTGTTAAATCAGAACCTGATAATGGTAATAACATAATAGGAAACATAAATATGCCGAATATAAACTGCCAAACTGAAATCCATAAGTTCATCCACCATATATCTACTTCTTGGTCATCAAGCATTTTTTCTTTAAAAACAAATGATAAAACTCCAGGTAAAATACTAATTACAAAAATAGTGGTTGCCCAACCTTCATTAAATTTACCATCGCTGAATGAAGGAATATACGATACCATGACAGCATATACTGTTAAAAAAACTCCTAGATAATGAGACTTATAATACCTTCTGTTCAACATACAATATGAAAATGCCATTAAAATAGGAAGTGATAGTTTATCCAATATAGTCATTACTATAATTGATAAATATGGTGCCGAAAATGACTGAAGTAATGATCTTATTCCATCCATTACACCCATAACAACCAGAGGTTTTTGAGAACATTTTACAACAGGTTTAGATAACAGGTTTTTACATAATACTCCTGCATAGAAAAAAACAATACCAAAAAGTGGAAATATAAAAGATGATGCAAACCATTTATAATTAATCATCCCGTCTAACCATCGTATATATAATATATAATCCAACGGAGTAACAACAATAAGAATAAGAGATAAAAAAATAAGATAACCTTCATTAGAAAAATACCGGTAGTAATCACTATAAGTTTTATTAAAATTACAACTAAGCATAAATACTTTATCTAATGTACGTATATGGTTTTTAAGTATATACATAATTTATAGTTTGTGGGAGTAAATTTTTATTAATTGTTGGCCTCTTTTACTTAGAATATTAACAGATTTGTTACTAATTGGATCTATTATATTAGTAAAATTGCCACCTCGTTGTCTTCTACCTCTAGATTTTCCACGTTTAGATGACCTACCAGTGCTTTTCGATGAAGAGACACGGGCACCTTTTCTGTTTTTTTTGGGACTAACACGTTTTTTTTGGTTATTTTGCTTTTTAGATTTGTTACTTTTTTTTATTTTTTTTTCATCATCGTACAGTGCTTCTTCCATTGAATCATTTACGTCATTAATATCTTCAAGATCTCCATCAATATTACCTAATGCATCTTCTAAATCTTCACCTTCTAATTCTGATTCAGTAATATCATAAACACTATCAAGTGCGGACTCAATTTTATCTGGTATTATATTTGTTCCTATAAGACCTACTTTTAGACCATCAGTCAGTAATCTAACATTAATTTCATTTATTTTACAAATCCCGTGTGTAAAAAATTTTGATATTCCACACATTATTGAATCCTTATTCTTCTTATTTATACGATTTATTTCTCGTATATTATTTTTAAGTTGCTGTGTATCTTCATCTGTTTGTCCCCCGGTCATCATATTTTTGACAAGAGAACGCGAATTATTAGCTAAATGTCTAATTTGTTTAAACCCAATTGGTTTAAAATTTGTTATGCTTTTAGTTAAACCATCTAAATTAAGTCCACATATTTTATCAGTAACAGATTTAGACGTATTACATGGAAAGGGGCTAATAATAATATTTCTAAGTATATTTTTATAACTTCCAAGTGTATATAGATTATTTTTTGTCATATTAACAAAACTCCATAAAATATCGGCAGTTAATGTTAAAGGAGGGACGTCACTCATTCTAATATATAAATATATTATTTTTCATTTAAAGAAGAGAGATATTAAAGAGAAAATCAAATATAGATAGTATATGTCTGATACTAATGAAGTCCCAATTAAAAAAAAGAGAGGAAGAAAACCTAAACCTAAAACAGAAACTGAATTAAATAATCAAGAACCTAAAATTCCAAAAAAGAGAGGAAGAAAACCTAAAATAAAATCACCCGAAGAAATGATACCTAAACCGCCGGGGAAAAGAGGAAGAAAACCTAAAATTAAAACAGATATAGAACCTAAAATACCTAAAAAAAGAGGTAGAAAACCTAAAGAACCCAGTATTGGTGTAATACATAATAATGTAAATGAACAAGAAAGCGATAACATTATTATACACTTGCCTATTCAATCAAAGAATATTAAAAGTAATATGGATACAGATATTCTTACTTATAGTCCAAATATTTCGGAACCTGTTCCCTACCAGGATAACATAACAGGTTCAAAAATTGATAATTATCAATTTATCAGTCAAAACAATAATCCTAATTTGAGTGAAAGTCAATTAACGGGTGTGGGAACGATGCCAATATCAGAATTTTGCCAATATCCTTTTGATGAAAAACAACAAGAAATTTTTGATGTCCTTGATGACCTTGAAGATAATAACAGTATTGAATCAGTTGATAATAATAACAAGCTAGACGAAGAATATTCAGTTAATCATAATAAAGAATGGTTTTCTGAAAACGATAGTAACAAAAGTCAAAAAGAGGGTGTGGTTCACATTATGGATCATATAAAGAAACAGCGTGACCTTGATAAGGATAATTATGTATCAAAATCGAGTAAAAGCACCGTTGAAAAATGTAATATTCAATTTGATGAAGCCAACAAGAGCTGTAAATGGCCTTCATGTACATCAGTATATTGTTGGTGGTGCTGTCATCCATTTGCAGGTCCTCCTTGCGCTCTACCTTGTGATTACAAAAATGATACATTTAAAGTTTTTGGTATATTTTGCTCCCCTGAATGCGCAGCAGCATATAACTTTGATGATACTCAATCTGGTTGTGATATATGGGAAAGATATTCATTATTAAATTTCCTATATAGAAAGATTTATAATGATAATAATATTAAGATAAAACTCGCGCCTCCTAAACAAACTCTTAAAATATTTGGTGGTCATTTGTCAATTAAAGAATTTAGAGCTAATAATACTAATTATACTAACACGTATAAAATGGTGATTCCACCTCTTATATCTATAATTCCTATTCAGGAATTAACTAGTATTGATAATGGTTATTCTTCATCTAATGACAAGAAATATATTGTTATTGAAAAAGATAATATTAAAGAAGATGCCAGTTTGAGACTAAAGCGATCTAAACCATTTAATTCCAACAAAAATACATTGGATAAATGTATGCTGGTATGTAATACCTCTCAATCAAATAATTTATCAATAGAATAAAATCGTAATAAAGATTATATAATATGTCATCTTTATTAGAAAAAGATTATAATGCTATTAATCATCAAGATTTTTATGATAATAGAATAGTAATTGAACTACCTCAAGGTAAATTAGGGATCGAACTCGAAAAAAAAAAATACTATACAATTATCGATATCTATAAAAATAGTAAACTTAAAAATATAGTCAATATAGGTGACGAACTATTTACACTTAATAATGAGCTTTTAGAAGAAAAAACTACAGAAGAAGTTGAATTATTATTTTTAAAAAATATTATCAGTAAAAGAGTATTAATTATTAATAGACCATATTGTTAATTAATAGAGTCAATTATTAAATTTAAAATAAAAATATATCACCTATAATATAAGTATTATGTTTACAAGTTTAAAAGCCTCAATGCCTAATATATATATAATAATTGTAGCGATAAGTATATCTTTATGGTTTGAAGGGGTCGGAATCATAATTAGACACTTTATTCCCAGTAGAGAATTACCAGCAGGAATAATAATGATAAGCATAGCATTATGCGTATTTTTAATTGACGATGGTAATCTTAGCGAATTATATAACTTTGAACCTAACAATGATAAGCTTACAAGACACGCCCCAGCCGCTTCGGCAAGCAGAAGAGATTAACTCTAATAAAAATTTTTTATTAGAATTAGGTAAATATCTATAAATATTTTATAGACATAGAATACTATGATTGAAAGATATCTTGTAGTTCTTGAAGATTTTATGATTAATGAGAGATTATGCATAACCCTGAATATTAATAATAATAATTATGATAAACCTACGTTTTTACATGATATGTATGAAGAACTTGACATAATTAAACAAGAGTTTAAAGTTGAAGGTTCTAAATTCATAATTTTGTTAGATTTTACAAAAATCCTATTTGATAACAAGATAATAATGGAGATATGTAATATAGTAAATAAAATCGAAGAACATTTATTAGAAAATATAGATAGGTTTATAATTTATCAAACAAATAGTGACACAGACAAAATACTTAATATTATAGAGCACAGTGTATCAAGGATATTATTTGATAAAATAATTGGCGATACAAATATTTCTAATATAGTTAATACTGCTCTTACTGATAAAAATTTATTATCAAGTATTAGTCACCCTGTAAAGACAGGTAATAATTTATAGCGTTTTCACAATTACCTTCACATACATATAGAGACATTAGTATTCTATTTTCATCTGTAAACCCCATTGCCAGCATTTCATTAAGTTCTGTTTCGTAAAGTTCCCTTATATTATCAAAATTACTTGTGCTTGATGTCGATTGATAAATATTCAACAATTGAGTCAATGTATTAGTTACAGAATCGACATTGGTGCCATTTTCATTAAGCTCTATCTCTGAATCAACGAGTCCTTCCACCTGACTACTATTTGTTGTCTCTGTTTCGATAACGTCTTCAAAATGTTGATCCAAATTTATTGTCTCCATTGATACAGATGTTGAATTTAAGGGTATAGGAGAAATTATTGTTGTATTATTAATAGAAATAGGAGTAGTTGTATTAGAATTAGGTGCCGAAGATACTGTTGATACTACAGGGTCTAAAACTGATGTATTTAAAGAATTTAACATATTATTAATTGAACTTTGAAACTCCTGCATTAGTTGACTTCCTGCGGAATTTTCATTACCTAAAGATGTCTCACTTAATTGAGAAAACGCAGGAGCAAGGCTTTCATTTGTAGTATTAAAGGGGACAACAGGTATACTTGTCGAGGTAGTTGAATTATTGGATAAATTAGTTACATTAGTGTTTAAATAGGGGGTTATACCTCCTGAAGACATTGACGGTCGCATAATAATATTAGATAAATCCTGCATAAGACTATTATTATTTACATAAGAGCTCAATCTAAAATCATTTAATTTAGAACAAATAATAAGCATAATATCAGATTTTAAAGTAGAGATATCTATATCTCCTTGTAAAAGTTGTCCTTTATTCATAAAAAAAAACATTTGCTTTGATTGGATCCATTTTTTTTCAATGGCAGCAATATAAATATCCTCCAGTTTTTTCATATCTTCACTAATTTTATGAAGTGTATATGACGGTCTATCTTTTTCTATGAATATAATAATAAGATTAACATCAGGTAAAGAAGTCATTACTTGAATATATTCGCGATTGCTTTAAATATAGATATCTAATACAGTTATTTGTTCTAAATTATTATGTATTATTTATGTATGTCTGAAACTAAATCTTCGTTTGTTACTAAATTAGAAGGTTTTATATTTTCAATCGCCCATTACCTTATAGTTATGGTTTCATTTATATTAGGCATGTTTACAAAAGACTGGTTAACTCTTGGCGTAATAACATTTAATATGCTGGTAATTTTGGCATTAAATATTTATATGCAAGATTGTCCTCTTAGTGTTATTGAAAATGATAAGTTAGGAACAGGTATAACGAACATGTTTATGAAAATGTATTTTAGAAAAGATAAAATAAATAAAAAAACTAAGTATGTAATTCAGACAGGTGCTATAATATTTATGCTTTCGATGGTTTGTATAAAAGGTCTTATTTTATTATTTAGAAGGAATATAAGAGACTTCTTAATTTTTCTTGATGACTAGTTACTATTAAATGTTAATTTAATAATAATTACTTTATTGTAGTAGATCGTTGCGAGAAGGGGTCATTCTCATCAGAAATATATTTAATTGTTCTATCAATAACTGGGTTATTTATATCTGTAAAATTTAATTCATAGAATTGACCATCTTGTCCAAATGAATATATTTTAGGTTCTTTTCTATCAAATGAAGATACAGTTGAAATATTAGCTAAATTGAATCTTGTAAAACTAAAAGAATCACTAAAATATTGAGGTAAAGCCCATTTAATTAAAGGCATTCCATAACTATCATATGATGTATTATTCGCTTTAAGTTCAGGGTCTATTCCCGTATTATATAAATGTATGGTTCCCTTAGTTGAAGATACAAGTAAAATAGAATTATTGTTACAAAGTTTAATATCTACAATCTTAGCAGGATCTACACCTCTTCTAAATTCAACAAGTTTTTCTTTTGTCTCAATATTAAATATTCTTATCATTGTTCCAGTTTCAGATGCCGTAATAACATATTTACCATCATTGCTAACAAATAAATTTTCTATTGCTGAATAATGAGCTTCTATTTCTTCAAGGTAATCCTCAGATAATTTAGTAATTGAAACAACTCCTGTTTTTTCACTTGGATAAACAAGATATTCTGGATTTTCTAGACCCATACATATTAGTTTATTAGGATGTGGCGATACATCAATAGTTTTTACTAGATTAAGAGTATCAAACTTATAAATATATATCTTTTTATCTACAAGAACCACTATATAATCTTTGGTAACATTAAGATTGGATATAGGTTTATTATAAGCAATTTCCCCTAAAACAGATTTTTTACTATCATCCCAAATGATTAATTTATTATTAGGATAAAGTCCTTTATCTTGTTTACCTACAAAAATAATTATATTTGATTCATATAACATTTTAACAATTGATACACCGGAATCAATTTTACGAGATAAAATTTTTTTAAATGGATTTAAGGAATATATATAAAATCCTATATTTGTTCCAAAACAGGCATACTTTTCAGTTTGATTAAAACTTATGTATGTCTGACTTGTTAAGTCTTCACTTGTCATATAAAGTATATAATATCCATATTTTTTAAATAGAGATAAAATTAAATTAACGAAATTAATTATTATTTATATTGCCTAACATTAAATCTTTATTTAGTCCAAAAGCTATACACCATAAAAAAAAGGATATTATAGAAGTAAAATTAATCATATGCACTTCAGTTCTATCTCCTTTTTTTATTAAATCCGTATCAATTTGAACAAGTTGATAAATAGTATAACATATCGTACTTATCATAGATAATGTAACTGCGATAACAAATGTTTTTTTTTCAAATATTGTAAAATTTATAGAGTAGTCTGCCATTAAAAATAATTAATATAACATCTTTAATTATTTTTATACCTTTTTCATAAAGTTTATATAATTCCCAGGTAAAGTTCTATCTACTATATGGTGAGCTACCGAACAAGCAAAAATTTCGTTAGGATGATAAATAGATGTGTGTGATTTAAAACCTAACTTATGCTTCTTTTGTCTTAAATAGATAATATCATTATAATTCTCTACATTATATGCTACCTCATTAACTGAATTGTTAGAATAAACTAATAATGGCAGCATAATTTTATTATTTATTTTATAAGTCCATAATTGATTATTGCTATCAGGATTATTCATTCTTGATTGCTGAATTTTATCTGGGATTTTATTATAAAATCTTTCGTTTAACATCGGGTAAATCTGTTTATAAAATTTATTAAACATATCTTGATTTCCTCTTTGTACAATATGAATTTTTTCATGAATTAACATATTTAAAAATTGTTTATTAATATGACCATGTTTAAATGTATGATAAATTTCTTCTAAATTAGATAATGCTACAATTATTGAACTATCTAATGTATAAGGCATGTTCATTTCTAAATTATTGATCGAAACATAGAAATTCCACGGATAACTATTAAATCTTCCAAGATTTTTAGTAAGTTTATCAGCAATACCTGTATAGGTTACAAGCATTTCTTTATATTTATTAGGAAGTTGCCTTATATTCTTTGAATAATCCAAAATAAAGTTATGTTTCATATTAGGACACTTTATTTTTTGAATATATGGGTGAACTGATTTCAGATACTCCTTAAAATGGATTGATGATATAGGAGAACCCTTAAATTTTGAAAAACATTCAGCACTTTTAGGAAGAAAACTATAAATATCATTATAATAAGAAACTAAATAGACAATCAAACTTATTAAAACTAATATAACTGGGAGAATTGCTAAAAAGTAATACATCTATATATATTTTTATATAATTAAACAAAATTTAAATGCGATAGTTTTGACTTAAATATATTGGACTATAACTATTATTATATTATATTTATGTGTGGAATTTTTGCATATATTGCGTCTAATAGTATTAGCGATTCAGATTTAAAGTTAATTAATGTTGAAGGAATGAAATGTAGAAAACGTGGGCCAGATAATACAGTTACAAGAACAATAGATACGAATAAGTTTCTTATGTTTCATAGGTTGAAAATTAATGACATGAGTGAATTAGGAAATCAACCTATTGTGCATCCTGAAGATTTTAACATTACTGTAATATGTAATGGTGAAATTTATAACTGGAAACAGCTTGCCGACGAAAATAATTTCAAAACAAGGTCAACAAGTGATTGTGAAATCATTGTTCATATGTACAAGAAATACGGAATTGAAAAAACAATTCAATCTCTTGATGGAGTATTTGCTTTTGTGCTCATAGACAAAACAAAAAAAATGATTTTTGCTGGTCGCGATCCTATAGGAGTTCGTTCATTCTACATAGGAACATCAGAAAAAGCACTTGTTATGGCAAGTGAATGTAAAAATTTAGACAAATTATGTGACTCAGTTGTTCAGTTTAAGCCTGGGACCTTTATTTGTGTAAAAGAGGCAGAACTTCCTAAAAATATCGAATCCATTAGATTCACAAGATACTACAATATGGTATATAAACTTGTCAATACAAATGAAGAAGATATTATGAAACATATAAGAGAAAAAATGGATGAAAGTATCACTAAAAGATTATTGAGTGATAGACCTATTGGATGTCTTCTATCAGGAGGCCTGGATTCAAGTCTTATAACAGCATTAGTTGTTAAAAAGTTTAAAAAACCTATTAAAACATTTTCCGTAGGTCTTGAGGGAGCAGTTGATTTAGAATATGCCAGAAAGGTTGCTGATTTTTTAGGAACAGAGCATCATGAATTAATTATTTCAGTAGATGATATGTTTAATGCGATCCCTGAAGTTGTAAAAGAGATAGAAACATATGATATTACAACTATCAGAGCAAGCACACCAATGTATCTATTATCTAAATATATCAAAGAAACCAGTGATATTACTGTTTTATTTAGCGGAGAAGGAAGTGATGAAGCTTCGGGAAGTTATTTATACTTTCACAATGCTCCTACTGAAAATCAATTTCAAGAAGAAATTCTAAGACTGATGAAAGACCTTTCTTATTTTGACGTTTTAAGATGTGATAAATCCACTGCAGGAACGGGTCTTGAAGTAAGAGTTCCGTTTTTAGACAAAGAATTTCTCGATTATTATCTGGGAATTGCGCCTAAATTCAAAATTCCTAAAAATTATAATATGGAAAAATATCTGCTACGAAAAGCTTATGATGGACAAGATTTATTACCTCCAGATGTATTATGGAGAACAAAAGAAGGTATGTCTGATGGTATTTCATCACAAAAGAAAGCTTGGTATGAAATAATTCAAGATAGAATTGATGTACTAATTTCTGATGATGAATTCTTACAAAGCAAGGACAAATATTCGCATAATCCACCACAAATAAAAGAAGCATACTATTATAGAAAGATTTTTGAAGAAACATTTAATCAAAGAGCAAATATTCTACCTTATTATTGGTTACCTAAATGGAGTGGTAATGTAATTGATCCATCAGCAAGGGTCCTTAATGTTTACTCAAAGGAAAATAATGAAGAGCAAGTATCAAGAAGCGCTTCATAATTTATAATTCTACATATCTCGTCACATCAACTTGAGTGCTTAATTCAAATTGATTTGACTCAATGTCAGTAATTGGATTAATAATATAGTGAGTGTCTTTTTTTTTATTTCCATACACACAATCACTTATAAATTTTTTTACCTTGATTAATAAGTTAACTAAAAAAAGGTATAATACATAGAAAATATGTGTGATTTCATTTCTAACTTCTTTAATACTCAAAAACGTAAGAAGTAAAAGTATTACTATATATGCTATGAAAAAATCATACATAGGACCTCTCATTAATCTAATTATAACATAATGTCTATAAATAGATTATATCTACATCCATTTAAATGTGATAAAATCTTTTAAAATACCCATAGTATTACTTATAACAAAAAAACCATATTGAAAAGTTTTCTTAACATGAATAATTGTTTTTTTTAACACAGTAAAATCTTCAACATTTTCTTGTTTTGTCTGGCATGCAACAATTATAACTAAAACTAATACGATAATATATAACTTATCCATTTCTATATAGAAAGAGTTTTATTTCAAAAAAAATAAAAGTCTTAAAAAGTAAAATTTTTGTATCCAATACACCGCACTGCAAGGATACACACTTGATCTAATTAAAAAATTAAATATTTTCGTATATCTACATCTAATACACAATTTCCGTCCATTTCCAAAATTTATAATATTAATATCGTTAATATTAACTAAACATCTTATCTTTTCATAAGATGCCTCTTTTCGTCTAAAGGTTATATATTTATAATTATGCTGAATACTATATATGCCTTAACCGGCTGGGTTTTTATTCGCTAATTTTTATATATTAACTAAAACTAATTTTAAATTATTCTACACATTTTTATTATTTATACAATACATTCTACACTATACTACGCTATTCTACACTATACTACGCTATTCTACACTATACTACACTACACTACACTATTTTTTTATTTTTTATTTTTTTTTGTAAGTTAATAAATTTACTATATTTACTAACTCTAACTAATCATTTTCGGGGCAAAGGTGGGGGATGAGGCAAGGCTGGTAACGACAAATCAGATAATTACTGACTTTGTCTATTTTTAAACTATATTTATAATTCGATTTGCTTTTATTAGGATTTACTGTATTAGTTTTTAAATCTTATGTGATTTATTTCAACTAACATGTAAATTTAAATAGAGAATTGAACTCTATTTATTAGAGACTTAACTCTAATTTGTAAAGATTATTCTTTACTACGTCTGATTTTAATATTATTTTTATGCTGTGGGCAAATCTGGATAATAAGACCTACTTGAATTATTACAATATATACAAATATTTTAATTTTTAAGATTTAAACGAATAAACTTAATTATTTTTTATAATTAGTCTATTCTATTGTTAAGCTTAATCATATAAGTAGAGTTATCTTTAAATAGAAATAAAGATAACATTACTATAAAATTAGTAATATTATAAAAACCATCAAAATACTCCATATAATTAACAATATATATAAAAAAATTTCCATTTTCTTAAGATTATAATTGTAAATAAATTCTATACACGAATAACTATTATTAGATTCTCTCTCTAAAACAGGTCTATTAACTATATTAAGTGCACCTTCTTGAATATTACTATCCGTTTGTTTATATTTATTATCCAAAATATCCATGATCCTTGTATTTGTTATAATATTATTTGTAACTATTATAGGTTGTTTGCATAATAAGCACGTATTCTTTTTTGAGTTATTTATCCATTCATAATAACATTTTGAGTGATATACAAAAACACAATTACATAATTCGTTCTTTATAAGTTCTCCTTCAGTTATACCATCTAAACATATTACACATTCGTCTAAGGTTGTGCTGTTAGCAAGTTCATTAACTATTTCTTCCATACTTGATTGGCTTTTTTCTTTTGAGGGAACCGCCCTACTTAAATCCTTATCAACTTCTTCCAGTTCATCATCATGGGAACTATTCATTATTTCAATAATTTCTTCGTCGTCTTCAGGAGATATTTCTCTCTTGGAGGCCAATCTATATACATTTGGCAATCCTGTCTCCCTTGACTTTATCGATTCACGAGAAAGAAATTCATCATTAGATGAGCTTTCACTTTCAGATGAAGAAGAGTTCATTATAATAAAAATTTGAATAATCTATAAGTAATTTTATAAAATATTACAAAATTACTTTAATATTGGTTACTTTTATTAACTAATATACATTTAATAATTACCACAGATTATGCCAGCTTCCGCCTCCATATACCTGTGCTTTACTATCAGTAGTATTAAATATAATCATACCATCTTGAGCACTCATAGCATCTCTTTCAGTTGTTGACTTCTTAGGTAAGAATACATTCGATGCTGTAAAATTGCCTGATATAATAGTTTCATTAGCATTAATTGTAGCGATATCTGCTTTATTTGAATTGGAATCACCTTCAAATGTCATTACTGAACCACTATAGTTGGTAGTTAATGCAGGAACTATTTCAGTACCACCATTCATTACAATATCTAATTTTCTGGTTATTGATTTTTTATTAACTGTGGCAAATCCTAAAGCACGAATATGATATTTATCTAAAATATATAATTCACCATATTGGTTGAATTGAACACCTGTTGGTCCGTGGAAATATACATTTCCTACCACCCCATCAGTTAAAGTTGGATTCCAATTTTCGTCGACAGTCGACAATGGATTTGCTAATACTGCAGCAGGTATTGCTGATAAAGTTGTGACTGTTTTCGTAGCTACATTTATCTTACGTATTACAGCACTGTGTGGCGAACATATGTATAAATGACCATCCACACTGTTATATGAACAAGCATATGGAGTATAAACATCAGCAGATGGAGGGTAACCAGTAGAGCCATCATAAGTGCCGTCAATACTTCCTGCCCAAGAACTTCCTGATATCACAGTAGACTCTCCTATTGTGCCGGCTGTAGTAGTAGTGTATTTTGAAACTTGCGCACCACATGCTAAATAAATTGTATCAGTTGATTTATCTATATCCAAACCACACTCCTTAGTTTTTCTCCCGAACTCGGTACTCCCTGTAAAGAAGTTACCGGAGGTTCCTGGTTCATAAAGATCTTGGTATGATAAAAGCTTGATTAAAGTATCATTTGTGGGACTATATCTATAAACAGCCATACCGCTAATCTGACTAGTAGTATTACGAGCACCTGTTACCAGACAAATATCTCCATTAGAAAAGGATCTTATCTTGGCGATTGGTGGCGTTGTAGTTGCGGAATCGCCGTCTACACTTACACCTTTTACCGGTGCTGAATAAGGTCCAACCACGCTACCAGCAGCCGCTGCTCTATTAAGACGTAAAACTTTAGTCGATAAAATATCGCCTGTATCAGAAATTGATATTTTAAGACAATTTGCTGTTCCGTTGTCACCACAACCAAGATATATATCGTTTCCTTCACACCATATAGCTGTAGGCAGATTAAATGCATTATCCCATGCGCTTCCACTCCAAATACCTACCTCGCCTTTAGTAGGTTCAATGGATGGGTCTGAATAATACCACCATTTATATGTTATAGTTCCATCAGGCGCCATTTTATGTATACCTGCCATATCCCCATCTTGAGTGCCATCTAGATAACTCATCGCGCCCCAAGAAAACCTAGATACAAAGTACATATTTCCATTTTTATCAAAACACATATCACTTAAATATGGACTTATAGCACCATTAGCTCCACTCCAACCCTCTGTATGTGGTAAAGGAACCGCATTTTGTTTAATAGTGAGAACACTGCCGTCGGTAATTGTAACATTAGGATTGATGTGAGGTGCTATAATAGGAGCATTTTCGGTTGTTATCATTTCTAATTTAGCTGAACTTCCAAAGCTTATATCAGCACCCATACCTATAGTTGTGTCACCATTACTATCAGATGTAATACTTAATGCCTTAATTGACGCGGATTGGGTTTCTTCAGAACCAATAATTGTTTTAACTCCGTCTAATTCAAAATCAACAGCATATGATACTTGTTCAGAAGATAAAACAACCGCTTGGACCGCATATATTTTTTGCGAAGTAGTCGAGGAATGAGTAGTAGTCGCGTAAATTATACCATATTTATCAAAGACAATTCCGCTGGGTAAACTATTAAAGTTATTGAAATAACCAGTTGATCTTCCATCCATACCTCTTGACATGTCAAACTTACGAACTTGATTATTTCCGCTATCTGCTATATAAAAGTTTCCATCAGGACCAAAAGTTATTCCATCAGGTGAGCTATATTTAGTTTCGTTTGCAAATCCGTATTCAATTTTTCCTGCCGTTGCATCAGAGTGACCTATAAATACAGATTCTGTTCCATTTTCAATTTTTAAAATCTGATGTGTTTTATCATATGTAGATACATAAGCTGTATCATTTTCATCAAAAATAATTCTACGAGGACCGCTTTCACTTGAACTATCAGAACCACAGCTTAATACATGCCAAATGCTCTTTATATCCTGAGTAACCGTGTAAATCTTATCAAAAGATATTGTGTAGAGGTTTTCAAAAGAATCGAATGCTAATCCCTTCACATAATCAGGGAATCCTGAACAATATTCTGTTGCGTTTCCATCAGGATCTATTTTCATAATTCGTTTTGTCTCTAATAAACTAACATATTTAGTATCATCAGCAGCAATTATAATATCAAACGGATGTCCTGAATCAGGTGAAGTATAAAATACAGATGAAACTCCCGCAGGGGTAATCTTATGGATTTGTTTATTAACTTTATCTGTAACGAACATAAATCCTTCTGAATCAAATGCTATACCTGTTCCTATTTTTATTTCACCTGCGGTAGTTGAAGCACTTAAAAATTGGGTTGGAGTTCCTGAAGAAGCAGCACTAAAATGAGGATTAGTAATTGTAACTTGTGAAGATTTAGATGATGCCACCGTAGAGAAACCATCCATAGCTAAAGACTTAGCAATTAAATCTCCCGATACACTTAAATTACCTACCATCGAAGTTTCAACGGTTTCACCACCTTTAATAGTTAAAACAGATTCAGTGACACCAGCTATAGTATCTCCATGTGAAGTTACACCTACTCCTGTTTCAATGTCTATACTTAAAGTGCTTGTTTTAATATTAACTGCATTGGTATATGGGAGTCCATAGATACCACCCTGCCTCCCACCATGGGTCGCGTCAAAGAACACATTATCATATTTATCTACATACATAAATGAAGTGTATGGTCCTGTTGTAGCACCTGAAGGCGTAACTTTAATTTCAGAAGAAGATATATCTATGATAGCAATGGGCCCATAACTTTCAGCTATAGCATAAACAATATCTCTGGTTTTGTTATTATGTCCCTTCGCGAAAGAAAGGTCTACTAATTTACTAAATCTTGCTTCAGCTCCCGTTTTAGGTGAGGATTCTGTGCCTATTGTATTTCCTGTAGTATTATTACCTGCAATAATTGTATGTGTAATAGTTCCATTATTATTGGTTACCTTTACAACACCACTTAAAGGCCCACTTGATTCGGCCCAAGAAGTTAGATATATTTCATTTGAATTATTAACAATCATACCACTGATTCTTCTTATATCTATATTGGTAAATGAAGTGTATAATGTTGTTACTCCAGTATATGGATTAATTTTATATATTTCTGAGGGAGAACTGTCGCTTTCACTTGATGCCGCCGCATATAAGTGAACACCGTTAGGACTTACTGCTATAGCACGCACATCATAAGGGAATCTGTCAACACCTTGACCTGCTAAAGTAAAATATTTATTAACATTACCGGTCCTTGTTTGAGATAATGCTGTCATCTTCCCTATATCATACTTACCACCATCAGTCCAATAAATATTATCATAATCATCAATAGTTAAATAAGCCCCAGAGTTATCTACATCAATCCAAGTGAAGGGCAGTGATTGACAACTAGTAATCCATTCTTGCTTCATTGTATGTTTTGGAGTGCGATATAGCTGAAGTTCTCCTGCAGCACGACCATAGCTATTAGATGACCATTGACCTATTCCATACATAGTCCCATATGAATCCAACACCATCGTTTGAACTCCAGCCATTTCAAGTTCAATCCATAAATGGTATCCATTTAGATGAGTAGGATTCACCCCACTGACAGTTCCAGTTATTTCAGGATCTAATATAAAAGGGACCAATTCATTGCGACTGTTTAGGTAATTTAGTCCTGTATATCCTGCTACAGCAGATGCGAGGGTTTCTGAACTATTAAAATCAATATTTTCATGCAGAGTAAAACCCTTCTTATCACCAGTATTATTTAATGTTATAATTGGGTCTGATACGACAGATACATCATTTCCACCTATACTTATAGTTTGCCTATTAGCTCCATAAACTGTTTTCTCATTAGTAGTAATTTTAGACCTTCCAATACCAAACACACGATAATAACTATCGCTTCCATATGAGGATGGATACTGAGTAGCTATTAATAACGACCCGCTTCCTGTGAATGTCATAACTCCAGCAACAGCAATAGACGCATCTAATCCAATTGAATTATCAGTTTGAGGTGTGGAATTTCCGTTTCCTGCTATTATAGAAGATAAACCGCTTGAATCTACTGATACTAAATGATATGCCTCAGCTACATAAAGTATTTGAGTTTCTTTATCATATAACAACCCTGTAATTCTTGTAAATTCAGCATTGCCCCCTGTACCTTCTGTTACATTAGAATTTTGATCTGCTTTTCCTACAAATAGTGCAATAGAAGGAACACCTTGTGCATCTTCAGTTATCTTATATATAGTATGTGCATACCATGACCCAGTTTTTGATGCGAGTGCCATATATAATGAATTGTCATCGCCAGCTGTTATTATCGGAGTGTCTGTTATTAAATTTTCATTCGAAATATCCAGATACTCTGTATGAGCACCTGTTTCATTGTTTAATTTATAAAGTTTATTATTATTGCCTATTACGATAATTTCATCACTTGTATTAACAGTGATACCTCTGACATATGATGCCTCGACAGGAAGGCCCTCATATTTCCAACCTTCTGTTGCTTGTGACTGTATTGATAAGGCTTTATGCCATTTAACGACAGTTTTATTATTGTTCTCTATACCAAAAATATTGTCATTACTATCTATTGCCAATTTAGATATACCATAAAACCCATGAGCTCCGTAACTGGTATGTTTATACATTTCTAAATTATTGCCAAATTTAGTTATAACGCTATAAGACGATTTATGGGTGTGATATATAATACCTTCACTGTCAGTTACCAAACCACCATAAGCGTATGTAACATTGGAGTTTGCCGGGTGAGGTCCGTAGTAAGTATGACTTACAGGAGGGACTCCTCCTACATATTTTAATGGCGGTAGAGTTTTTAATTCATTATGCGATATAGATATTATTTCTTCAGACGATGGTTCAATAATAGAAGTTGAAGATATATTTGGAATAGGAACAGCAGCAAATTCAATGGCATCTTCAGATGAATTTATACGAGCGACCTTTCCACTCATACCAGTATATGAACTTGGAGTATCAGTTAATGCTAACATTGTAGAGGCGCCGCCACCTCCACCACCGCCTCCACCTCCACCTGAAGGAGCATCAACTAATTCTATAGCAGTTCCTGATGAATTTACAGCAAGGAATTTATCTGCTGTTAAAGTTGAGGGGGTATCAGTTAAATCAAGGAAATTACTACTTCCTCCGCCACCGCCACCAGAAGGTTCATTTACGAGCTCAATGGCATTACCTGCCGCATTAACAGCAAGGAATTTATTAGCACTTAAGGATGAAGGAGTATCAGTTAAAGCAAGGAAGTTAGTTACTCCACTACTTGTGTTAGAATCAACATATGCTTTAGTAGCTACATCTTGATTAGCAGTAGGATCAGCAACATTTGTTATCTTGTTAGATCCGATATCAACTGTTTGTCCACTACTAATAGTAATACCACTTAGAGAACCTAATGTTGTAATATTAGGTTGCTCTGCTGTCCCTAATAGACCCATTAGTTTACCATCACCATTATATATAACAGCTTTATTAGCAGTAATGCTACCTGCGGATGATCCACTTAATAAATTAATTTCATCAGGAGAAGCTGTAATACCATCAGTTATAAATTCTTCTTCGAAATCATCATCATTATCATTAAAGATATCCATCACATCAGCTTGCCCAATTGCTTTTCCTGCTACTGGTAATGTTCTAGCATATCCGAGCCATTTGTCAATAGTCATATCAGCAAGACTTCCTACACCTGCGACTGCTTTTGCGGCGGCACCATCACCACCAGCAGCGACAATACTTGCTGGTATGAAAGTATTAGATTTCTTACGTTTTCTTGTAGAGAATTTACCACCCTTAATACTCAATTTGTGTTGGTCACCTATCCACAATGAATTATCAGAAAGGAAAAGATGGCGAACCTTGTATTCAGCCGAACCTATATCAAATTGTGCGTTTTGAGTTGGTATAATATGACCTCCCATATCAGCATCGCTAAATGAAAGAGAACTTATTGAGGTATTTCCACTAAGAGTTACATCATCACTAAATGTCTTATCGCCGCTAATAGTCTGTGTTCCTGTAGTCAATCCAGATGAAATATTAATAGTTGTTGTATCAGTTCCCGCATTGTCACTTACTGTTACTGCTCCTATGAAATTAAGCTTAGATCTTGTATTTTGAGTTACTCCAGTATCTTGAATAGCATGTCCACCTACCGCATCCGCGAGTTCAATAGCATTTCCTCCTGAATTAACCTTCAATACTTTACCAGCTACTAAAGAACTTGGTGTATCAGAAAGGCTTGTAAATGAACCTCCTTCGTCGGCAAATTCTACACCAGTTCCCGTTGAATTAACTTTCAAGATTTTGTTGGCTGTAAATGATGCCGGGGTATCACTAAGTGATAATATACTTGTGACACTTGTGCTTAATACACCGTTAGCATCAACTGCTAATCCACTGCCTACCTTAACGCCACCAAGAACACCTGCTTCAGCAGCTGGAAGAGTATAGTTATTGGCATCATCATCAATATTGGATAATTTTGTCTTTTCAGCATCAGTAAAGAATTTAGCATTTGCTGTTTCTGTAAGGTCTTCAATTCTTGTTGAAGTTGAATCTAAAAGTTTTACCCAGTTACCACCATGTGCGTAGTAAGCTCCGCCGTTAGTATCTTCTTTGACAAAAGAACCATTATTTGT